TGCTCTCTTGTATTCTTTGGTCTAAGTTTATCTCCGTTAGGCATTATACTGTCCTCTTGCTTGCAATAACTTTTTCTTCTGGAGATAGTAAAGCTTCTTGTGTTCTTGTCAAGTTGGTATTTGGGTTGACAGCTCTAGCTGTTTGTATCACTGGCTGTGGCATATTTGGTAAAGGTGGTGCCTGTACCGTCAATGGATTTATAAATTTATCAGCTAATGTTTTAACAACTCCTGGTACTTTTCTTAATGTACGTTTTAAGAAACCTTCTTCTCTTATAGGATTACCTTCATCATCTAACATCATGTTTCCTTTTCTATCTAATTTATAATCAAATTTTTCTGGGTTATACTCATTACCTCTTTCAAAAAATTGTTTATCTTGAAAAGAATCTTTTACATTATCTAATTCATCAATTGGAAATACGTAGTCTTCATTTAATCTAAACTTAAATTTAATATCTTCTTTGTTATCTTTTCTAAGTTGTGAATCAATTGTATCTACTTTTGTTTGGAATCTAGCTTTCGAATAGTTGACAGGTGTAAAGTAACCATCTAATAAATTACTTCTTAGTTTTCTACTAACACCAGCTTTTTTCAAAATATCATTAATATCATCTTCACTTAAATCTAATAATTTTAAATCTTGTATTCTAATAAACATATCTTTTTGTATTCTAAATGCTTCTTCTTGCATTTGTCTAAAAGTTTTTACTTGATCCATTGGTGTGTTGTCTGCGTAATTATTTACGTTATAAAATTTTTCGTTTTCATCAACAGCTCTTAACATTCTGTTCATGTCAGATGCAAAGTATCTTAAATCTTTTTTAGTATCTATTCTAATAATTCTTGTACCTGCAAATAAAGCAAGCAATTCATCTTTAAGGTTTATTGGTTTACCACCTTTTGTTAAATCTTTTCCTATTGCACCTTCTATTTTATCTGCACTAACAAATACACCTGGTTTGACACCATCTAATATGTATGCAAATGATTTTGCAAACTTGTCTCCAATACTATCTGATGCGGAGTAAACTGTACCACCTTGATCTTTTTTACCATTTCTAACTGTTACATCTAACACTCTATCATAACCCAATGGTTCTGTAATAAATGGAGATAAGAAAGTCATAACAGGTCCGTCTTCTGCAAACATAACACTCATTACATAGTCATCTGTTTGTTGTGGATTTAATTTTTGTTCGTTGGCCTGGTTTAGTGCTGCTTCAAACGGAGCCCATAAACTATCGTATGGTGAGAAGTATGAAAAGTTGATTGCTGCAGACTCTCCATCTTTCCAACCTGTAACAGGTAAAAGGTTTGAGTTCCTATCCCATGGTGCAGCAGAAGATCTCTTGTATGCATCCCACTGTGCGTCTGTTGTATTTGTTACGAATTGTGCAAGTTGTACTAATCCAGTTCCTGTTGCGTAACTTGTCATAAATGCACCAAGTAATCTACGTAAACCCATCTGTCTTATTGCAGCGTTACTGCTTGATGTTTCTTTTAGTCCAATAGATACAATGTTTGCACCTGTTCTAAGTATCTCTGCAGGGAAAGATATGAAAGCACCTAGAGGTAATTTTCTTAAAGCTTGTATAGCTGGTGGTACTTTAGAATAAGTTGGATATGTATTTCTAATTAAGTATGCAGATATTTCATCTATGTGGTCATCAAAGTTTTTGATTGCACCTGTAATTGGATGGTTTGGTGTAAATGTTTCACCCATCTCATCATACCATCTTTTAACATCATCTATGTTTTTTAATGCACCGTTTAATTGTGATCTTGAATATTCATAACCAAAATGTTTCCACAAGTTATCACCACCTGCGTATAGTCTTGCAACTTTATCTGTTGGTGCCATTTTAATTAGTTTGTCAAACAATTTATCGGAAGTTCTAATTTGTTGATTTTTAATTTGATCCATGATTGCTTTTAACTCTGATGCTACAACGTTTTCATCCCATACACCAAGACGCACTAACTTTTCTACGTAGTTGTTAAATGCAACCTCATCTATATTCTTTTGTCCTGCTTTAAATATGTCATCTAATACTATCTTCATTGCATTAGTAACACTTGCTTGACCACCTATGTGTCCATTCATCAACGCAAAGAATGCAGCTGACGTTACGTTTCTAACTTGTGTTTGTGGTGAGTATAAAGTTTTACCAACCTGTACTAAAACTTTACCTTGCATAATTTCTCTGTAGATAGGAATGTTAATTAAGTTATCTAACACACCACCTGTACCTTGAAACATTTGTACAAAGTCAGGATCTGCATAGTATTTTAGTAGTTGTGATTTCATGTGTGGTCCAAGTCTAGGCATTTTACCTATAACCTGTGGTGTCAATACACCTTTGTTAATTGCTTCTTCTGCACTTTGAAATAGCCAACCATTCTTGATACCAGACTGAGCTATAAAGTCCGCAGCTTTTTTGTTTGCCATTGCAGATATCATTTCAGCTGTTGTACCACCCACTGTTGCTTTTAAATTTTTCTCTGGTCCTAACAATGTTTTAATTGCTTGAGGTAATTCTTCACCTGTTTTTAATAATTTGTAATCTTTGAATCTTAAAAGTTTTCCTATTTCTTTTAGTGATTGTAATGGACTTCTACCTTCTGCTTTACCTGCTCTAAGCACAGCTTCTACCATCATTTTACCAGATTCTTTGTAAGCTTTTTCTAAATCCATTTTTGGAAAATCAGCTTCAGCTCGTAGTCTCATGTCTTTGTTTTTTCGTACTACATTTTTAGTTACCCAATCTATTGCATTGTTATATATCTTTTCATCAGGCGCATAGTTTGGATTTGTAAACGTTGCAAAAGATCGTACTAAATAATCTTTGACTCTACTTACCTCTATCTTTTCTAAACTTTTTGTAACAGCATCCGCTTCTTTCTTTTTAGGTAAAGCTTTTTGAAACTCTTTCATTATGTTTTTTATTTCATTTTTTAAATCAACAGCTAATGCTTCAAATCCTTCTGGTAGATCTTCTTTTTTTAGTTGACCTCTTAAAAATTCTTCTACTTGATCTAAATAATGTTTTTGTAATGCAGGTGAACTAGTTGCTTCATCATAATTGTTTTGAAATTTTTTAGCTAAATCATATGCCTTTCTTTCTAAACCTTCCATGGTTCTATCTAGTTTTCTAGCTCTACCTTTTATAAACAACATAGACTTCTCTGATACACCTTCAATATCTTTGGGTGCCTTACCAAAAGATCTAAAGTAAGAAAGTATATTATCTAAACGTTTAATAACTCTTTTTTCTCTAGAAGGATTTGTTACAGAGTATAATCTCCATTGTTCAAATGGAGGTAGTTGTCTTACAATTTTACCTGAAAATGTAGATACAATACTAGGTGCTAATACTTTTGTTAACGCAAAGTCAGTTGCATTTCTTACTAGTTTAGAACTACCAGCTACAACTGGTTTGACAGCCTCTCTTGATCCAATATAACTTATGGGTCTAAATACAGCGGTATTAACTCCTTTAGTTCCTAATCTAGCTGCAGTTTTTACAAATGGTGCAAGACCATATTTGTATCCAAGTTGTAAACCTTTACCAACAAGAGGAAAACCACCACCTATCAACACACCTTCTTGTCCGTATTTTATTTTGTTTCTAAACTCAGCTGCTGCTTTTTCTTTACCTCTTAAATTTTTTGTAGATTCTGGTTCAAAGAAAAAAGATTGTCTACCAGGTTCTGATGCAAGAAAGTCTGTTGCACCTACAACAGTTGCACCTTCTAACATTCTATATGCTATTTTACTTACTTTTCTTTTGTTACCACCTTTAATACCATCGATTACTTTTTTAATTTGACCAGCTGTTTTAGTTCTGTTTAATACTTTTTGTATAATACCACCTGGTATTGCAAATTGTGTCATCAAACCAACAAGATCACCTCTCCAAGTTTCTGGTCTCTCTGGTTCTTTGTCCTTCATCATTTCATCAAATGCAGTTAAGAAATCTGTATCAAAAACATAATCTAAACCTGAGAATAATGTTGTGCCTACTCCAGCTACAAGATCAGTTGCTCCGCTTTCTACACCTTTTCTAACTTCATCAATGATTGATATGTAATCTTTTTCTTCACCATCTTTTAACAGGTCCATGGAATCCACAGGTTTGCCATATTTTTCAGACATAACTTTGTCTAAAAATAATTTTAAGTTCGGTGATCCTTGAACAATAAATCTAGCTAAACTCTTGTCTTCTTTTTGAAACAGGTTGAATGGTTTTAGATATCTAACTGGCGGTGTGGGTTCTGTTATACCTTCCAATGCTTTAAGAAAGGAACTTTGTACTTTATCAAGTTCACGAACCTTACCAGGTTCTGTTTTTTTAATTTCTTCTTGATCTCGTTTATCTTTTTTAAATCGCTCTAAAGCAGTGTCGGCCATGTTATGCCTCCTGCGGTAATACTAAATTAACATTGTATTTTTGGTTGAACATGTCCACGTCTTGTTGTGTTGCAATAGTTGCAAAGTCTTCTAAAGCTTCTGGACTAGCTGCTATTAATCTTACTATATCATCACCTATTTCCTGTGGTAATCTAGCTCTTAATGTATCAAAATCTATTTTTGGTCCTGTTGAATCTATTTGTTGTTGTGTTACTGCTTCTTCTGCAGATGGTTTTGTGCCTTCTGCATATCCTATTCTTCCACCATCTGCCTTAAACTCTGGAAACTTACCTGTTCTAAAGAATTCCATGTAGTAGCTATTCATATCCTCTAATAATCTAGGGTCATCATCACCTGTATATTTAGGATTTCCATTTACTTCTAAGTTTAATAAATTTTCTTTTATTTTTCTTAAAATTCTTTGAGTATAATCTGCATCATTTAATAAGGATGCTCTTACTTCATCATTTTTAGTTAAATTTTCTAATCTTAATTTTTTCTTATCTAACAATAATGAATCTTCAGGTGTAAATTTATCTGGTGTATTTTCTTTTTTGTTTTCTAATTTAAATATAAGATCCATTGTAGTTTCAATGTCATCAGCTATTTGTAACTTAACACCTTTTTTAGCAACTGCATCACCAGTTCCTTCCGCAGCAGATTCCGCAATATCAATGTTACCTTCTAATAATGTTTTGAATAGATCAGCTTCTGCGGCTTTCTTACTTAATCTTTGTTCGTCCAAATCTTTAAATAATTCTGCGGTTGGTTCTTTTGCTGCACCAGCTGCTGTAGATATCAAACCACTAAAACCTTTACCCATTGGTGGTGTTGATGCAAGATTTAAACCAAAATTAATTAAAAATCTTGATAGTCCTTCACCTTGTGGTCTTTCAAAGTATGGTTGATACGCTGCACGTACAGCTGGGTCCATAGCTTGTGTTTGACTTTGTTTTACCAAATCTGCCATGTTATATGGTAAAACTTGTCCTGCTGTGCTATAGTTTTGTCTTGGTGCATCTAAACCAGAAGTAATACCTTCGTTGGTAGAGCCACCCATTCTAAACATTGGTCTCTTTAATGTTCTGCTTATCATTAAACTATTCCTTTAAACGCAGCGTCTCCTCTTCCTAACGCTTGATAGATACCAGCTCCTGTTGAAGCTATACCTAATGCCGTTTGTATCGGTGTAGGATTAGGTATGTTAGTTTGTTGTATTTGACCAGGATAACCACCCATGATTCCAGTCACAATATTAGCAAACCTGTCTACTTGTTCTTGTGGTTGGAATGCAGCTTGTCTTACTCCTTCTCTAGTTGCATCTCTTTGAGCTTGTGCTAACCCTCGATCTAGCGCGCCCAGCTGACCTAAAGTTGAAACATCTGCTCTTTGTAATCCAGGCAATGCTGATGCTAATCCCATTTGATTTGCAAAATTTTGTTGTGCAGCTGCTTGTGCTTGTTGAAAACCTTGTTGTAATAATCCTGCTTGTAATGCAGCCCTGTTTCTATCAGAGCCTGTTCTAAATTCTGATTGTAATACACCTTCTCTTCCACCACCGAACGCACCAGAAGCTACTGCTTGGTCCCTGATCCGTTGTTCTTGCATTGCTGCTTGTCTGTCAAATTCTTGTAATGATGTATCAATAACTTGTTGTTGATACGGCGACATAAATTGTTGAAATGCTTGTGGACCCGTAGCTCCTTCCGCAGCTTGTACAAAACGTTCAAATGATCCAAGACCTGCTTGTGCTCTTGTTCTTGCGTCTTTTTCTAATTGACTTAAACCTTCAACAGTGGGTGCAAGTCCCGCTAAATTTTGTTGTCTTGTTGTAAATGCTCTTGCAGCATCTTGCCTTGCTTTGAAACCTGCAGCTGTCTCACCTGGTTGTTGTGTTAAACTTCCAACACCTTGTGTAACTATTGGTACACCTGTTTGAGCTACTACCTGTGTTGCTAAATCTTTTCCTAAATCTTCTACAAATGGTGCGGGTCTAGATACGGTTGTTTGTGTCGACATTATAATACTTCCTCTAATCTTTGTGATGTTTTAAACATTTCTCTAGCGCCTTCTAAGCCTTGCGATTCTTCTGATACTTCACCTCCGGCTTCGAGGTTTTTCATCATGTTATACATAACTTCTGCGCCTTTGTCTATATCTCCTTCACCAGCATTTCTTACAGCATCAGCCGTAAATACAAACTCATTTTTAGATAGTCTAGCAGGCACATCGTCAGCTCTTTCCATTCTACCCATGTCTACAAAACCACCTGTCTCTCTATAGTCTTTTTCTTTACCATCCATGTCTATCAATGGCATAGTCTTTTTAGCTACAGGTTCTGCATCTCCACCTTCTTGATAGCCTGTTCTCATTAGACCACCATCTGCAGCAAACGTGCTACCTTGAAATCTTGGTGCTAAAAAATTATATGGATTAGCTCTGATGTTAGCTATATCAATGCTAGGTCCTCTGTAAGGATCAAAGTTTTCTTCTTCTTCATCTCCTTGAAATATAAAAGGCGCTAATGTTGCAAGTGCAATACCACCTTTTAACGTTGGCATTAATCCTCCATAACCACTTGTTAAACCTAATTTACCAAATAAACCTTTTTGAGCTGCAAGTTCAGGAAAACCTCTTAACGCTTGTCCTTTTGCAGTTATACCAAATAAACCTCTAGAAATATTACCAGGATTAAACATACCTTTACTAAAAAATCCTTTTCCTGCACCAAATGATCCTCCCATTGCACCTAAACCATATAATAATGCTGCCTTACCTATTGGTGACTTTGCAACTTTTTTAACTGCTCTTGTTGCTTTCTTAACAAGTTTACCTACAAAATACATTTGTCTTCCCATTTCATCTATATTGCCATCAGCAGCACCACCTATAATATCAGTGTTCATAATACCACCACCCATTGCAGGAACTCTACCTCCATCTGCAAGACCCGTGAAATCAAACATAGAACCTTCAAATCTTGGTGCGAGTCCACCCATGTCTCTACCACCACCTGGTGATGTTTGCTCATCGTCTCCTTCACCTGGTTCTATAGGTTCTGGTATAATTGGAATTATCGGTTGGTCTGATTCGTCATCTCCACTCATAATAGGATTACCAGCAGCATCTATTTTTCCTGCTAATCTATCAGACATATAATCTTTGTAACCTTGTGCAGTTGGAGGATAATTTTTAGCTGCACCTCTTGATTTTAAACCTGTAAAATACTCTTTGTTTTTTTCTAAAGTAAATCTTCTAAAAGGTAATGTAGCGTTTAAACCTATTCCTAAAACTCCAGGAAAATTACTTCTACCTATTCCAACAGATTGTATTGATTCTAGATTAGCTCTTGATAAACCTGTTTTAGGATCTATGCCTCTTCCTTTTTCTATTTCTTGTTGTTCAATTAAATTTCTAATTTCACCCCTTTTCTGAGCGCCTTTTATATCCGAATCTCTTCCAACATTTTGTCCACCTTCAAATTGAGATCCTTTTGATCCTGGTGCCTCTTTTCCTTTGCCACCCCCAGAACCTCCTTGCCCTCCACGATAACCACCAACACCACGATATCCAGGTCTTTTATTACCTTTCATTGGTGGGTTTACTAATTGTTGATATTGCTGTGCGTTTGTAATGGCCATCGTTCTATTATACTATAATTTTGTATCTCCTCCAAGTGGTAAAGCTTCTACAGTTATCTTAACATCTCTTCTAATATCATCAGCTACAGTCTCTGTTTCAGGGTTTTGTACATCTTGCATAGCCTCTGCGTCTGAGTTATACTCTTGTCCTGTTTTCATGTTAGTTAATGTAACCTCTGATTTTGGTGTAATAACCTTTACTGGTTTACCGTTTATTATTTCTATTCTGTACGATGCTTCTGTTTCTATAAATGACATATTAATCCCTATTTATTTCCAATAATGATACAATCATATGCAGCCTATCGGCTGTTGCAACTTGTGCTTTTAATATTTCACTTTCCTGCAATATGATTGGTTGAGTTATTAATTCAACAGTTGCTTTTGCAGAAATAGCTTTATCTTTAAATATACTAAATACAGCACCAGATGCATTTGTTAATGTAACAGAAATGCTATCTGCGTTGTTAGAGTCTTCTGACACTATCATATTTTTTATAATAGCTCTAGAGCCAGCTGGCGCTGTATAAACTGTAGTATTATCAGTGGTAGTAAAATCTACCTTTGCATTTTTATATATATTAGCCACCTATAAACCAAGAGAATCTCTCTTGCTCCTGTTTTACTTCATCTAAAAATGTAGAATTTAATTGATCCTTCATTAATGTCAAAGCTCTGTTAATTTGTTTTTGATTTGATACATCATATTCTGTTTTTGGTTCTGGTATTCTTATATTTATCTTTGTCATTATCTACGTCCATCTCCTTGTACATCTAATCTTAACGTACCAAATCTCCATGATTCTGAAGAAGAATCATTTTCTATTTTAACATTTATAAATCTACCTCTAGCTCTAGTATCTTTTTTAATAGTGCTCGACGTAATTGTAAAAGGACTTAAAGTTGTTGTAGTATCAGATTGTTGAGGATATCTTTTAATACCTAAACTTACTTTTGCATTACCAATTAAAGTTTTAAAATCTGGTACAAACCTTCTCATTGCAAGAAATACTTCACCAGCTAATTTAAGTCCTATCTGTTGACCTTGTTGATTTCTTTGTCTTTGTTCTAAATCTATATCGTATGATTTTATAAATGATGTAACAGTTGTAGTTGATCCATCTTCGTTAACTTGATCTGTGCCAACCTCATGTTCGAAAAATTTAGTTTGACCTAAACCATCTTGACCTACAACAGCAGGAAATGTGCCATTGCTTGATGCATCATATTTAGTTGCAAAAGGTTTTGGATATACAATTGCATCAATCCAAGAAGTCCTTGCTTCAGTGCCCGTGTACCACACACCACCTTTCATAGGTTCACCATAATTAAAGACAACATACTTGTCATTATAATTAGCACCTGCGGATGGATAATACCAAATAACTTCTGTAAATAAATTATTGATACCAGCCACGACTTGTTGACCTTTTGTTGTATCAAAATTATCATAAACAAAATCTTCTACACTACATGGTAATGATTTAACTGTACCATCGAACATAAAAAAACCATTTGGTGATAACCAAAATGCAGCTCCGTCTACTTCAACAACTGCATTTTTACCTATCAATCCACAGTTTGTACCTACCTGTTCAAAACTAAATGTAAATGGTGCTCCTACAAATTTCATTGTGTACAATGCATTGTCCGTGAATACTAGAATTGTTTCTTTTGCTTTGATAGCACCAACTATTTTTGTACCATCCTGTAGTCTAAAGTCACCCGCAGTATTTATAGCAGTCGCTGCATAATCATTAATATCTTCTTGATCTGAGAATCTAATAAACATATCGTCTTGTGTTGTTGTATCTCCAATAGTTGTTTCAGTTCCAAAATGACATAAGTGTCTAGTTGTTGGTGATACTAAAGTTAATCTTGATGCAGTTGGATTTGATGATGTAGAAAAACCAGATGTAGATGTTGATGCTCTTGTAGTCAAAGGTGTTGCTGCACCTGCGTTCCATGTAAATGTTTTACCGTTTGCAATCGTTGCAATTAACACTTGACCAAAGTTATCTAGACTCCAAAGACCTGGTTCAAGAGTTACCTCTGATGCAAGAACTGCTTCACCCCAATCAGAAAAATTTGTAGCATCTGTGGCTGTTACTCCAGAATTGTGTGATGCATTAGTCGTACCATCTACATTTCTTACAATACCTTGTAAGTTGGGTGATGAAATAGATGCATAAGATATTAACTCACTTTCTACTAAAATTCTACCTGCAGCACTAAAGTTAGCTGTAGATACTAGTGTAACATTTGTTCCAGATCCACCTGTACCAAAAGAGTTTGCACTTAATGATCCATTTAACGTAGATGTTGCAGCTCCAGAAACTGATCCGTTCCATTGCGATATACCAAAACCATAACCATAAGATTGTGCAGCTGGACCCACTTTCTCATAAGGCTTAACTGCAATACTTCCACCTGTTGATACAGTTGCACCAGCGTTAGAACTTTGTGTAATTGTAAAAGTTGTTGGCGTTGGAACCGCTGTTACTTGAAATAATTTATCTTCAAAGTCAGATGCACTAAAACCTGTACCACCTGGTAATGTTACACTATCAAATAATACTATATCTCCAGGTTCTAAGTTATGTGATGTAGAAGTTGTTATTGTGCAAACAGGATTGTTGTTGACTGTTGCAATTGTAGAAGAACTTAATGTAGACTTTAAAGGTGTAATATCATGTAGTTGCCCTTCAAAATATAAAAGTAAAAATTTATCTGTTCCTAATGCAACGTACCTGTTTCCATTTAAATCAACAAATGCATGAAGTTTTCTTGCAACACCTGTAACGGATTCTGATACCAAAGAAGACCAACCACCTACTTTTTCTGGTAGACCATATCTAAATCTAACATTGTCAGAGTCTATCCATCTATTCTCTGCACCTGCAGTTGTGTCCTGTTTATCTATTCCAGGTAGAAAGCTATATTCAATAAGAGCCATGATCCGTGCTCCTTATGCCGTGTTAGTTTTGTAAGCCCAGCCTCTTGTTGCATCTACATACACTAACGTAAAAGCTTGACCATTAGTATTTAATGTTAGGTTTGATGTACCTGAATTTATTGGTTGACTATTTCTATTAACAATTAAACTGTTGTTTGCAAAAGTCCCTCTTGCATCAATAAACGTAACCTCTGATCCTACGGCTGGTGATGCAGGTAGAGTTACAGTAATCGGGTTAGCCGTTGTGTTTGCAAATATTTGATCACCATCTACTGCTGTGTATGCAGTAATTGTTGAAGAGTTTAAAGTTACATATCCTTTATTTCTAATTCCAAGACTAACATTAGTGCCATCAGAATATACTAAGGATTTAGATCCAATTGGTAATACAACTCCACTTCCTGATACAGTCTTAACTGTTATTGTATATAACGCAGATGTGCCTCTTGTTGTTGCATCTTCAAATATAATAATTCTTTCTGATCCATCTGGTATAGTTACATTTCTATTTGCACCTAGTGTACCAGTTAATTTAATATATAAATTTTTACCGTTTGATGTTGCACCATTGTCGAGTGCTAAAGCTAAATCTCCAGACGCTAATTGTGATGTAGATAAATAACCTGAAGATAATTGTTCTAGAATTTGTAAGTTTGTATTAGTGATTGTGCCCCAAAGACCAGCCTTTTCACCTGTTGCTATAAGTTCTAATTTTGAATTTGTTGAAAAACTTGATGCCATAATTCTCCTAATACGGGTCTATTGGTGTCCAGACCATTGTTGCTCCTGGGTTAATATCATTCCAAGTAATAATACCTGGATCTTTAATACTTAACGTCATTGGCGAACCAGTTGGTAACACGTTTGCCGCTGCTGATATTGTAACACTTCCAGTGCCAATGGTCAATTCATTCTTTGTAACACTTACGTTAGCTGCTGCTGTTACTGTAATATTACCTATACCTAAAGTAAATGGCGTAGCTGTAGGTGTTACATTAGCTGCTCCACTAATTGTTAATGAACCAAAACCTAAAGTTAATGGATTTTTTGTTGGTGATACAAGTGCTCCTGCTAACGCGGACGATTGACCAATTGCAAGAGTTAATTGATTAGCGGTTACATTAACCGTAACGTTAGGATTAAAGAACGATGTTGATATTGGAGCACCGGATATGGAAGTTAGTCCGAGCATCTACTATGCTCCTGTCAGTGCTTTTATCTCAGCGTCGGTTAATCCTAGATCTTTGAGTTTCTGTTTACCAGATGCTTTTTCTGTTTCTGTTTGAGCAGCTTCTTCTTCAGTAGTAGGTAACTCTGCCATCTTAGCTTCTATGTCAGCTTTAGGAATAGGTGTTGTTCCATTTAACCAAGTAATTTCATCCAAACTATTATTGCCAACATTTACTTCTGCATTAGGATTTATTTTTAATATTGCTCTAATTATTTCTCTATTTGTCATTATCCAGCCACCTCATATAAAATGCAAGTACTATCTAATATTGCATTATTATCGTTAAAATTCACAGCTGTTCCTGATGTAGCTTTCATTTGAAATTTTACTTTACAAACATCTGTTGATGATGGAGATGTTATAAATTGCATTTGTACTCTTTGTCTGCTTTGACAACCACTTCCTCCATAATCATAATTTCCCAACATACCTTGTTGTAGATTGCTATAACTTCCAGAGCCAATTTTTATATTAGTACTTAGTTCTCCTCTATTGTTTGCAGCGGCTTGTTCAAAAGTCATTAAAAGATTACCCATAATAATAATTTTTGAAGATGTTGCACTTGGAGTAATGCTAGTTTCCCAAGCAGTGCCACTAGCAGATTCAATATCTACCATAGAAGTTGATGTTGTAGAATGTGTATAATGATTTTCAGAACTAACAACTTGCAAAACCTTACCAGTAGTAATAGCTGCTGGTAGAGCTGTTATTGCTCCCAAAGATGCGTTAGCAATGTTACCTTGAGGTATTGTTCCTGATATTGCATTTGCTCCGCCTAGTCTAGTTATTGCCATAATTTATCCTATTCTATAATTTTGTATGCTCCTAATTTAGTCAAAAATCTATTACCACTATCATAACCTATATCTTTTGAGCTACCACTATTTTGATAAATAAAAAGTTCTAAGTAATCTG